TCAGATCGTTGGCACCGGCACGACGCGCGGCTCGGCCTTGTAGGTGAGAGGCGGCCCCTCCTGCTTCATCTGCCAGCCATCGCCGAGGTTGCCGCCGTTGCAGTTGAGCAGCTTATCGATGCAGTTGGCGGTCCAGCGCGCCATGGTGTCGTCGTCCCACGCGCCCCACCAGTCGGCATGCAGCGTGCTGCCCGGCCGCATCATGCCGTGGCCCATCGCGCTCATGTCGTCGCTCGACAGGCTCCACGTCGGCCGCTTGGCATCCCAGGTGCCGCTGCGGTCGAGATCGGCGTCGACCGTGTACCAGCCGCCGAGCGTGAAGGTCGGGATCACGTAGGGATGGGTCGCCGGGCAGGCCTCCCAGGTGCCGGTCGGGAAGTTGGTCCACTCCGAATAGGCGACGTGGTCGCGGTGGTTCGGGCTGTCGAGATCCTTGCCGTTCCAGCAATTGGGCGCGTTGATGATCAGCCCCAGCTGCGAACCGATCTGGCAGTGCGAGGCCGCCTCGACGATGTCGGCGTAGTGCCCCTCCTTCGCGCCGTTGCCCTGGCAGTTGAAGTAGCCGTGCCCGGTCGGCGCCTTGCCGCTGACCATGTCGTAGCCGAAGACGAAGCGAAGGCCTCGGGGCAGCGCGACGCAGGCCTTCCCCATGCGCTGGCACTCAGGGTCGGCCGCTGGGCGGCGCTTGTAATAGATCGACACGAAGTCCGGTCGCACGACGCCGCCCTTGCCGTTAAGCATCGCCGGCACCCAATAGGCGGATCGGTTAAGCCGGTTCGTGCAGGTGCTGTCGCCGCTCGTCCGCAGCGTGTTGAAGGTCGAGAAGGCGTTGGCCCCGGTGTTGCCGAAGAACTGGTGCAGGTGGCTTTGGCCGGGCTGACCCGGAAAGACGATCGGATCGTCACGCGCGATCTGCCCTGCGGTGCAGATGAAGCGGAAGGCTCCGACGACATCGGGCACGCCGCTCGGCGGGATTGCGCCCAGCACGCCCGTCTGGTAGGCCGGCTCGAGCAGACCCGCGGTCGGAAAGTTGCTGGCGATCGACGGCAGGCCGACCGCGACGGTGCCGCCGGGGATCGGCTGCGTGGCGTTGCCCTGGCTGGCGCTCGGGGTAGGCGTCGGAGCGGGCGGCGCGGGCGGCGACGTGACCACCGGCGGCTTAGGCGTGAGCGGAGACTTCGGCGGAGCGGCCAGTGCCGCCAGCCTGGCGACGCGCGCGGCGACCTGCTCGGCGTCGACCTTGTTGGCCGCCTGCAACCCGATGATCGTGTCCTGCCGGCCCTTGATGCGCGCGGTGCGGCACGCCACGCCCTTGTTAAGCGCCGCCGTGTCCGTGCTGGTCGCGACCTTGGCGTCGGCGGGGGTGGCGCAGGTGTCCGCGGCGTAGGCGGGCGAGGCGGCCAGCAGCGCGAACGCCGCGGCGAGGAGCGAGCGGATCATGCGAAGGCCTCCTTGAAGGCCGCGCCGATCTTCGCGCGGTTCCCGTTCGTGATGGCGGCGCCGATCGGGCCGTCGTTGCGGTCCCACCAGCAGTGGTGATGCAGGTTGTTCTTTCCGATCCAGTCGGCCGCGGCGTGGAGGTCCGGCAGGAACCGATCGTCGTCCATGCCCCACTCGGACCAGCCGTAATCCTTGCCGAGGCGCGTCGCGAGCTCGCGGCCCCACGCCAGCCCGCTCGGGCGGTCGCGGAAATAGCCGAAGAAGCCCGGGCCGTCGAAAGCGCGCTGAAGGTAGAAGTCCTGCGCGACGCAGTGGAAGAAGCCGCGGCCGGGCACCATCGACGCCGGATCGCAGCCGTAGACGCCGACGTTCGGGCACCAGATGATATAGGCATAGTCACCGCCCTTGCGGTCCTTGCCGAGCACTCGCTTGAAGATCGCGGCGACGTGCTCGAATGCCTGGACGTGAAGCGTCGGGCTCCACTTGCCATCCTTCGTGCGCGCGGCGTTCTCCTGCCACTCGAAATTCTGCTCCCAGAAAAGCCGAACCCGAGCCCGCGAGTCACCATGCCGGCGCGCCGCGGTGCCGATCGCCGCCGCGATCGCGCTGTAGAGCCCGTCGTGCAAACCCTGGATGATTGCCTCGAGCTGGCCCGGACCCGGGCACGGCACGGACCAGAGCAGCCGCGGTGCGCCCGCCTGGTAGAACTCGATGTTGCGCCCGACCTGCCACTGCCAGGACCCGGGCAGCATGCCCTTCCGCTGGTCGAAGAACAGATTGAATAGGTCGGGCGTGCGGCCGAGGAAGCTCGACTGCCGCTTGATGTCGCCGACGTCGTTCGTCGGGCAGATGCCTACGAGGGTCATGGGCGTGCCTCACATAGAGAAGCGCCCCGCGCTCACTGGAGTGAGGCGGGGCGCAGGGAGGGTGGACGGGGCGGCTGATCAGGCAGCAAGCATTGCGTTGACCGCGTCGCGGACGGACTTGGCCGCGCGCATGCCGAGCAGCCGCGCGCCGCGCAGGTTCGGGTGCGTGCCGTCCGTGCCGATCGCCACGTCCGAGTTGCCGGCGCCGGTCGTGGCCCCTTCCCGGCCGCTACCATCCGTATAGGGCGGCACCGCCTTTGCGACGGGCGCGAAGGCGATCAGCTTGTCCGCGGCACGCTGGACAGCGACGCGCTTCGCCTCTTCGACGCGAAGCGTGTTCGCATCGGTCGCGCCGCGAGCGCCGATCTGCGACCCGAGGACGACGATCGGGCCAGCGTGGAAGGCGCGCAGCTTGGCGAGGTTGTCGAGCACGACGTCCTGGTAGGCCACGTCGCCGTTCGTCGCCGGCTCGTTGCGGTCATTGAACCCGTGCGTGTCGACGATCAGGTCGAACGGCGCCTGATCCTTCCACATGGCGATCAGCTCGCGCGCGTTGCCCGCGGCACCATTCGCATTCGCGACCAGGCCGGTGCTGCCCAGGCCCATCTGACGCACGTCCTTGATACCCAGATAGTCGGCCATGACGATCGGGAACGGCGCGACCGCGCGAGCCGAGACGTTCTGGGTGATCGAGGCCGACTGAGGGCCGAAGCCGATCGAGAAGCTGTCGCCCTGGACGGCCATCTTCAGCGCGCCCGGTGCCGGCTTCCAGAAGCTGCCGAGCGGAGCGACGCGCGCCGAGAGAAGATACGCCATGTTGGCGGCCGCCGACTCGCCGCTGAGCACCAGCCGGACGCGAGCCCCGTCCGGGATGCCCGTCACCTTCAGGTAGACCGCCTGATTGCTGCCGCTCGCCGGCGCGAAGCCGGTGGTGAAGTCGCCAACATAGCGATCGTCGACCAGGACGAACGCCCAGCGGAACGATGCGCCCCACGTCTGGAACTCGATCGTGCCGCCCTCGACGTGCGTCTCGACGCTCCAGGTCCACTGAAAATCCTGCTGCGTGACGTTGCCGTTTGACGTGCTGGCGATCGTCGAGAAGCCCGAGGTCCCGGTGTACGGGGCCGGGATCCGACCGACCGGACCGGCGACGAAGTTGCCGCCGACCGCGACCGGCCCCTTGCAGCCGTAGAAGTTGAAGCGGTCGACGAAATTGGAGTTGAGCACGTTGCTCGCGGCGCCGTTGATCACCGGACCGAGAGTGGTATCCGTCGCGGATCCCACCGCGACCGCCGCGGTTGGGTGAGGAGCCAGAATGCGCGGTCCGCTTCGCGCCGCCGAGTCGAAGGTCCGCTTCAGTGCTGACAGAGTTTCGATGCCAGCGGCGCTGCTGAGCCCGCCGACAAGACCGGCGCCGACCAGCGCCGTGACCAGAGCCGCCTTATCGGCCGCCGAGAGCGATGCGATGTCCTTATAAGCCATGTCGTTCAAGCTCCGAGTGTGAGGACGTCGCCGCCCAGGGTGAGGAAGTCGCCGTTGAGGGTCATGGCGTTGGCTGGGATCGACGGGCTGGTGCCGCCGCCGGCAGCGACGCGGATCGGCTTGGAGCAGATCTCGACGACAGCGTTGGTCATGAGGACCGAGTCAGCACCGTCGACATTCTCAGTCGCGGCGAACACGCGGGCGCGCAGGTATCGGATCGATCCGTTGGGGAAGCTGACCCGCACCGGATAAAGGCGCTGCGTCTGATCGTCGGCGGCTGTCCGCAGCAGCGCCTGACCGGCATCGCTCTCGTCGTACGCCATGGATGGCGCCAGCGAGCCATAGTCCGGCGTCGACTTCAGCTTGTCCTTCGGCCCTTTCAGGGGCTGGAACTCCGCCTTGCCGAATGTCGGGCCGATGGAGCCGATCTTATCGACCCCGCCCACCTCGGTGTAGGTCAGCGCAGCGAAGCCCGCGGCGTCGAACGAGGCGAGTGTTCCGGCTGAGATCGCGAGCGCTGTGCCCGCTGCGGTGGTGGCCACCATGCGCGTTCCCCTGTGTTAGTGGTCGGTGATCGGGTTGCGGGGCCACGCGTCGAGCAGCAGCTGCCGCTTGTCGTCGCAGCGCTTCAGGTCGAAGCGACCTGAGCGGATCCCGCTCTCGGTGTCGGCAGCGGTGGCGCTACCGTCCGGCTGGCGCGGGATCGGAGTCGATGAGCACGGCTCCCTCGCTGCCGGGGGCGGGTCCGGGAGCCGTGCCGGTGAGGCTGGCGTCAAGCGCGTCGATGCCGCGCACCCGGTCAGCGCCGAGGCACAGAGCCCGGCCAGCAGCAGTCTGCGCATATTCCCTCACGGTGTTGGTGGAGTGGACGATCAGCGGCTCGCGCGCGGCGAGACGGTCGGCGAAGTCAGAGGTCGCTTTCGCCTGCCTCGTCAGGAAGCTCACCTCGAGCTCGGCCCGCTCGCGCTTCGCGCGCTCGTCCGCGGTCTCCTGATGGCTCCGCTCGAGCGCGAGATCGTGGCGCGCGTCGGTGAGTTGACCACGGGTAAGGAGCAGCGCGGCAGCGAGCAGCCCGATGGGGATCGCCGGCCAGAAGCGGCGCAGCAGGAGCAGGAGCGCTTTGGTCACGCCTCATTCCGCGACACCGGCTCGCCGTTGGACGCGAGCTGCACCGGCTTGCCGGTGAGCGTGCGCCCGACCGGCCAGCGCCGCGCGACGCAGCGCGACTTCTCGATCCAGGTGAGCGTGACCGCGTCGCCCTGATTGCCGCCGAGCACGCGGTACGCATCGGAGCGCTCGCCGTCGTAGAAGCCGACGTGCCCGCCACCTGGCCGCTCGAACACGAGCACCGCGCCCGGCGCCAGCTCGCCGACCTTCAGCGGTCGCCCCCAGGTCGCCCACGCTTTGGCGCGCACCGCGATCGGCGCCGGCGTGATGCCGGCCTCCTGCATGCAGGTCGCCACGAACAGCCCACACCAGGGCACGCTGTCGGCGTTGTAGACCATGCCGAGCACCTTCGTGCCGAGGCGCTTCGCCCAGCCCATGATGGTCGGCGAGTTGGCGGCGCCCGGCGCTTCACGCGTGCCGAGCTTCGCCCGCGCGGCTGCGAGCCACGCCGGTTCGGTTGCCATGTCAGGTCTCTCCGATGGTGGCGGTCAGCCCGCCGTGGTGTCGTCGTCGGTGCCGGGCACCTGATCGAGCTTGGTGATCGAGCGGTTCATCGCCCCGGCATCGCCGCCGGCGAGCGCGATCAGCATGGCCTGCATGCCGGTGCGGAAGGCCGCCCCGACCTGCCCCTTCGCGATGCCGATGATGCCGATGCCGATCGCAGCGATGCCGATGCCCGTAACACCGGCCTGGAGGAGGTCGAGGCTATGCGCCTGCGTCCACAGCGCCGAGACGAGCGCGCAGAGCATCGAGATCAGCACGTCGAGGATCACCTGCCGGCGGCCGGTGGTCTGGAGGAACACGATCGCGCGGGTGATCGCGACCGCGAGGACGGAGACCAGCACCGGGCCGGGATGGTAGGCATAGCCTAGAAAATCCCAGGTGACGGCATTGGCGGTGACCGGGAGCGTTGCAGCGGCCGCTCCTGCCGCGGCCGCGCGCATCACCGAAAGACTACGGCAACGAGCGCCGCGGCAAAGCACAGGACGACGACCAGAGCGGCGCGCGCGAGCACCGGCCATCGCGACCACATATCAACCGGCAGCGGCGCCTTGCGCAGCTGGTGCTCAATACCCGGCTCACCCAGGAGTACGATGCTCATCCACGCGAACCCAAGCATGAGGGAGACAGGGTCTATGATCCGCTTCGCCATCAGAGCGCGGGCGGTGATTGTCGGATCGCTCGGGTTCCAGCCCCAAAGGCTCAAGGCCTCGGCGCCGCAGCGTAGCGTCAGCGCGCCGCCGGCGAGCAGCGTCACGATGCGATAGAGGCTGACCGGATCCTTGGGATGGTCATAGAAGCGTTGCTGCCAGACGCGCATGGCCTGGCGCCCGACCATCATCGCGCCGAGGAACGTGCCGACCGTCATCAGGAAGATATTCCAGAAGAACAGGCTCGGATTGTTGTTGAAGGAAGGCGGTGCCGGCGAGGGCACGCGCTCGACGACGGCGGCCGACAGGCTGTTCGCCGCGTCGGCCGCCTGCGCAGCCGCCACCACGAGGGCGTGCGCGATCATCACGGGCTTACTTCGCCGTGCCGTCGTCGTAGGGCGCGGCCTCGACGTAAATCGTCGCGGTCGCGTTCGGGCTGGGGGAGCTCGCGTCTTCGTCGCAGGCAGCCAGCATCGCTGCGGCGGCCAGCACGGCCGCCAACATGATCGTCTTCATATTCGTTCTCCTTGTTGAACTCAGGCAGGCCATCCGCTGGCGGGATCGACCGCCGCGATCGCCGCGGCATCCATCGCCGCTTCGAGCTGCGCGCGCTTGGCGCGGCTGACCTCGTGGCAGGCGAGGACATGCTCACCGACCGCTAGACCCATTCCGATCATCGCCGCATCGTCGTGATCGACGGTGGTGTTGTCCTGCATCGTCCAGCCGATCGAGAACGGCTGACCGGCCACTTGGGCGAGCATCGCCATCTGGACCGCTCCGGCGATCTTGACCTGGCTCGCCTCGGTCGTGTCGATGCGGCCAAGCGGAGTGTCACAGCCCCCGATCTCGGCGCCATCCCGTGCCAGCTTGACCTCAGTCCACCGCAGCGCGCGCAGGGCGTCGAGATCCGGTTCCCAGACGGTGCCGGTCCACCGCTCGCGGGTGACGTCTGGCATGCGCTCGATCCGCCACGCCTTCTGCGTCGCGGCATCCCAAGCCCAGCCATTATCCTTCGGGTGACTACCCTCGCTCGGCGTGTGAAATGCCGTAGCGAGTACAGTCACGCCGTCGAGCGACGTGATTGTCCAAGCCTGCACCATCAGTTGCTGTCCCCGAGGATGCGGCCGGTCAGGACCGCCGTCTGCGCGCCCTGGAAGCGGCGGGTGAACACGCCAACCTCCCACCGCCCAGGCGACACGGTGCCGATGTGAACGCTGTTGACGTTACCCTGCTCGTCGATTGGTTCGGCAGGATTGTTGTTGTTGAGGCGAGCCTGCGATCCCTGCTTAGCTGGGAAGGTGGTCCACCCATCGTTCGTGCCAGCTCGGCGGAAGCCGATCATAGCTTCGACGTAGACGTTGCCCTGACCGCCGGCGCTATATGTCAGATCGTAGGTGCACCGTACCTGGTTGGAGACCACTGTCACGATCAGCGAGCTGTCGGGCTGACCCGGGTAGGTACTTGAGCTGACCGTCTTGCCGACGTACGCCGAGCCATGCTGATCGCTGTTTGCCGGCGGCGTGTCCTTCACCAGCACGATCGGGACCTTGATGGTGAAGGTCTGCCCCTTGTAGGTGCCCGACACTCGGAAGTAGCCGGATGCCGAGACGCTATTGAAGGTCACTAGCCCCGACGAGGTCATCTGTCCGGAGCAACCGGAAAACTCCGGGATCGTCCAATCGACAGAGGTCGAGACGTTGTTCGGGCCTTCCGTGTAGGTGAGCACGATGACCTGAGCGAGCTGGCCCGACTTCAGCGTGCCGTCGTAATCGGCCAGGAAGGTCAGGCTGCTGACCGACGCCGTCAGGTTGAGCGCGTTCGCGCCAGGCGTCCCCACTCCGTTCGCGCCGTCCTTCACCTTGGTCACCGAAGTGGTCGCGACGACGCCGCCCGACAGGCTCGTCGCCGCCTGGACGGTGTAGGAAGGTGCCGCGCCGCGATCGATCATCGCATTGCAGACCGCGGCGCTCCAAGAGCCGCTGGCCTTCATCACGAAGTTGTCCGGACCGTTCGAGGCGAACAGGTTGGGATAGTTGGCGACGTGCTGCGCTGCCGTGCCCCAGCCGAGCTGAGTCGAGCCGTCGCTGCCGATCACGCTGAAGAAGGGGTCGGTCGGCGAGTTGAAGCGGGTCGCCTGGAACGTCATGTCGACGTTCACCGGCGCATTGTTCGCGTCGTACCGTTGCGTGTTGAAGGTCGCCTGGAGGCTGATGCTCGGTAAGTTTGACGAGTAAGAGGCGAAGTCCACATCATACAGGGCAGCGCCGGGCGAGGCGAGTGCGCAGTCGAAGTAGAATGTGCGGTTCAGCCCAACGTCGACGCGACGATACACGGCGTCGTTATAGACGTACTCGACAAAGCGGCCGTTATACCGGACGTCGAACTTGCCCGCGCCATAACCGTCGACAAAGACAGTCTCGATGCCGGGCGTCGGTCGCGACTGCCCGTCCTCGTAGATGCAGGCGCGATTGTCAGAGCGGAGATACCAAGCAAAGTCGAGACTGCTGTAACTGGAGTCGGTGCGCGGATCGCTGTTCAACCCGAACATCATGGTGGCATTGCCGAGGTCCGCGCGCGCGGTGGCGATCGCGCCGCCGGTGTAACCATTGGTCGAGTAGGCGTCAGCGTCGCCCCAATTGTCCGGCGCGTTCGCGGCCTTGCGGATCGTCCGACCGGCCACCGAGGCCGTGCCCCGCGTGTCCATGCCGAACGGCGGCCCGACGTAGCGCGACCAGGTGTAGAGGCTCGGGATCGTCGGCTCGTTCACCGCAGTGCCCGTCGCGGTGCCGACATAGGTGCGCGTGCCGGGTTCGGTGGTCGTGAAGTTGACCGTGCCGTCCGGGCTGTCGGCATAGGCGAAGTAAGGATACCAGGTCTTGCCGTCCTTGCCGTCCTCGCCGGGCAGGCCGTCCGTGCCGGCCTTGCCCGCCGAGGGGATGCCGTTAACCACCGAGAACACCGTCTGGACGATGCCGCTGTCGCTCTGGATCGAGATGCCGCGGCCGGCGAGCCAGCCCTTCACGCCGACGTGGACGAAGGCAGAGCGCACCGCCCAAGCCTTGCTCACCACGTCCATCTGCGCACCGACCATGCTGAGCGCGCTGTTGACGAGCGGGTGCAGGTGGTTCGTGCTCGGCTCGTCCCAGGTGTAGATCGCCACCACCTTCCCGAGCGGGATGGCATTGATGCAATCGTAAAAGCCCTGGATCCCGCTGCCCGGGGGAGTGGGATTGCCGGCATAGTTGAGCGAGCCGTCATACAGGTCGAAGTGACGCGAGTGCCACACGGTCGGGCTATCCCGCCAGCACACCGTATAGCTGCGCGCTGCTCGCCCGGTGTGGTTCGGATCCGCATAGTAATCCGGGTCGATGAAGGTCTGCCCCTTGGCGCCCAGAAGGCCGAGGTTCGGCGGCTGGCCGAAGTTGGCGCCAGCTGCGACGAGGCTGTAGACCTCGGTGTCAGCGCCCGGATCGCCCTTGATCTGCGCCGGCAGCGACCATGGCCCGAGCAGGATGCCGTTGCGCTGGTAAGCGACGCTCAACCAGATCAGGTCGGTGCCATCCGGCACGCCATCGGACCAGCCAGCCGGGACGCCGCCGCCCGTTGGCGTCGCCGGCCGAGTCGGCGAGCGCTTGAAGACCTGCTGCTGATAGCTGCCGTCCTCGCCCGGCATCGCGTCCTCGCCTGCGATCCGAACCGGCGTGCCGAAGGTCGCGCCATAGTCGGTCGACAGGCGCATGTAGACGTCGCCGGTCTGAAGGCCATCGTGCCAGTTGACGGCGTCGACCGAGCCCTGCGCGACGACGTTCGGCCCCTCAGGCGGCGGCTTCGGCAGCGGCTGCGCCTTGCTCAGCCCTTCCACCGTCAGCGACAGCTTGCTCGTGTCGGCGCCAACCTCGATCGAAAAGTCCTTGAAGAAGCCGTAGATGGTGACGCTGTCGAGCGTGCCGTCAGCGATCCAGAGGCACGGCCGCGCGCGCACGGAGGCGATCCGGTTGGCGACCTGGTCGACCGCGTCGGTGCGGATCAGCGATCGCACGCTCATCCGCTTGGCGAAGGCGCGCGGCACGACGTTGATCGCGCCGAAGTCGTCCGCCTCCTTGCGGCTATAATCCGTGATGCCGGCGGTCGCAGAGGCCTCGGTGGTGCCTAGCCCGACCACGGAGCCGAGCAGCAGCGTGCCGATCGCGACCTGATTGGTCGCGGTGGCGGTGACGGTGATCGTGCCGGCATTGGCCGGCAGGTCGAGGAACAGCGTCGAGCCCGCGGTCGGGGCGAGCGTGCGATCGTAACCGGTCGCCTGCACCCGCACCGAGGTAGCCACCACGTCGAGCAGCGCGATCGCGCGCGCTCCGCCGGCGTTCAAGGCGACAGTGATCGAGCCGCCAGAGCGGGTCGCGGTCCCGAGCGCCTGATCGAACATCGCCCAGCGGTTCGTCGGCCCGGTGTCGAGCCATGCGGCCGGCGAAGCGCTCGGCTCCTTGCCGACATTGCCGGCTACGAGGCTCTCGTAGATCCGGTGCGCGCGGGTGACGCGCGCGCCCTTCGCGTACGTGGTGCCGGCGCCCCAGCTCGCCGCATCGTTCTCCGCGACGCTGCTCGACGCCAGCACGCTGTCGGTCACGTCGAGCGGCTGGAGCAGGCGAAGAGCGGACGTGCGGCCCGCGATCGCCGGATCGCCACCGGCGTCCGCAACCGTCTCGCTCTCCGCCAGCCCCTCAAACGAGAGGGTGCAGAAGCTGACGTTCTCCGACGCTAGGTCGAACTCGAACTCGCGGTAGAAGCCGCGGACCTGGAGCCACGCCAGAGCGTCGGCGGCGATCCAGCTGACCGGGGTGGCGCGCAGATCCTCAAGCTGACGGCGGGTCGCATCGACCGCGCTGGTCGACAGCCACATGCGGACCGACAGCTTACGCGAGAAGTTGCGCCGCACCACCGTCGTGACGCCGAAGTCGTCGGTCACGCGCCGGCTGTAATCGGTGATGCTGATCGTCGGCGTCGTCTCGGTCGCGCCGAGGTCGATCACCGACCCATTGTCGAGCTTGACCTTCACGCGGCGCTCGCGATCGTGCTGATCGCGTTGCCGCCGCTCTCCGACGTGACGTCATCGAGCTTGGTCGCGATCTTCCGCACTCCGCCGACCACGTCCGACAGACGACTGGCGTTCTCGCCGCGCATCGCGGTCATTTCCTCGAGCAGTCGATCGAGCGCATCCGCCATCGTCTCCTCCGGCATCTGCGACGCGCTCGCCGCCTCGCTGGCGGCGCTGGAGGCGCTGAGCTGGTCGGCAACCCGCGTGCCCGGTCCGCCGGCCGTCGCCGCGAACAGGCTGATCGCCGCATAGGTCGCCTCGAGCGACGCCGCGGTCTCCGCCTGGATGCGGTCGAGCTCCTGCCGGCTGGTCGCAGCATCGGCCGCGGCCGAGAGCAGCGCCTGGGACAGGCCCGGCAGCGACTTGGCAGCGTCCTGATCGCCTCCACGCGCCGCCGCCGTGGCGACGTTGAAGTCGCTCATGATCGCCGCGAACCCGCCGGCGGTATCCGCCTGCGACAGCCCGCGGATGCGCTTGACCTCGTCCATGATGCTGTCGCCGACCGACTTCCACGCCTCGCGCAGCTGCTCCGCCGCCTTGGCGGCCTCCTGCGCGTCCTGGATCGCCCAGATCTCCTGCTGGAGCGCGCGGTTGCTGGCGTCGAGCTTGGCGAGGTCGAGCGCGCGCAGCGCGGCGGTGTCGCCGCGCAGCTCGAGCAGCTGCCGCTCCAGATCCTGCCGCTCGGCCAGCACGTCGGCCGCCGACTTGGCGCCTTCCATGGCCTTTTGCAGGTCGGCGAACGCGGGCGCCAGGTTGAGGAGCGCGGCGTAGGTCGAGCGGCCCGCAGCGGTCGTCAAATCCTGCGCCTCGACCAGCTGGCGGAACGCAGCGAGCGATCCGGGCACCGTCAGCCCCAGGCTGGCGAAGACGCGGTTCATCTGAGCCGCCTGCGCCGCCTGCTTCTCCTCCGCCGTGTAATAGGCGTCGGCATATGCCTCGACGGCGCTCGAGAAGGCGCTGACGCTCTCGAATTGGTCGGCCAGGGCGACCTTTACGTCGATCCCAAGGTTGCGGCTGCTGCCGCCGAGCAGGTCGAGCGCCATGGTGACCGCCTCGACGGTCGACGCGACGCGGGTGAGCGTCTCGAACGCGCCCTCGCCGGCCTTCTGGAAGCGCGAGAGGCCTGGGAACGCCGCCGCGGCCATGTTGTCGGCCGCTGCGCCGAAGATAGCGTTCAACTTCTCCTCGATCTGCTCGCCGGTGAGCCCCTTCAGGTCCACTTTGCCGAGGTTCACGACGAAGCCGTTGAGGCGACGCTGGATCTCGTCCGTCGACTGCCCCAGCGGACCCGCCGCGGACGCGATCGCGTCGTTGAACTGCCGCAGAATGAGGGTAAATTGCCCCTCAAGCTCTCCGCTCGCCGCAGAGTATTGCGTCGACGTCTTCGACCCGGTCTTGATGCCGAGGAATGAGCTAGTCTTTTTGATATCGCTGTAATACTGCGCGTCGAAGCCTCGGTTTAGGATGCTATCGAGCGTCTGACCCTTCGCGAACAGGCCAGAGCCCGTCACTTCGGTCTTGCTGCCGAACAATCCGCCCAGAATGCCGCCGATCAGCGGGATCTTGCTCAGCACCGAGCCGATCAGGTTCTTCTGGAAGCCCTCCGTGACGCCTGCGGAGGCGTTCACGTCGCCAGCGCGGACGATCTGAGCCGCAACGCCGCCGATCGCGCCTTCGATCGAGCGCAGAGTAGCCAGCATTTCGCGCGTGTAGATGCTCGTCGCCGACTCAATGCCCGCCAGGTTGTCGATCGAGCGCTTCAGGCTCTCCGACTTGGCAGTCGGGTCACCCAGGACAGTGCCGGTGCCGGTGTTCGTCACCGGCGCGCTGCTCCCGCCGCTGCGGCCGGCGAAGATCGTCACGCCTGCGGCCACCAGCGCAGCCGCGGTGGCTGCCATCGCGGCCAGATTGAACGGGAATGGCAGTTTCGACTGCGCCGAGACGCCCTCGGCGCCGTTCGCCGCCGCGCGCGCGCCGCTGTTCGCCACCGACGAGATCGTCTCAGAGACGTCCTGCACCATCGCGCGCACCGACATGGCAAACTCGAAGGCTCGGTAGACCTTCTCTGCCGCCTGGAGCGCCGCATAGCCGCGGCTCTTCTCGTTGAAGAAGCCCTTCGCCGCAGAGGTCATGTCGCCGAAGAGGCCGATTTGTGCGGTCGCGGCGCGCACCTCATACTGAGCGTTGGTACGGCGCAGCGCTGCGGTCTTGGCCTCGCCTTCCGGCAGCTGACTGTAGAGGCGGACCTGCTGACGATAGACCTCGGTGAGGCGCTGCTGCTCGGCCCGAAACTGCGTGAAGATCGCGGCCGTGTCGCCGATTGCGCGCCCCGTGTCGCCAAACGCATCGGCCATGCCGCGAGCGGCGTTCGACACATTGGTGGCGATCGCGTCGAGCAGCTCGGACTGGTGCGTCAGGCTGCCGTTGAGCGCGTCGGTAAGCACCTGGCGCTGGACCTCGCCCTCAGCGATCTTCGCCTGCGTCTCGATGTAGGTCGCCGCCTCCGAACCGGTCCACTGACGGCGCGCGGCCTCCTGCGTCGCCGTGAGGATCGCCAGCGAACGAGCGCGGGCGACGTCGGTGGCGCCGATCAAGCGGATCTCTTCCTGGAGCTGCGCCAAGCGGTCATCGGCGCCGCCCTGCGCCGCCAGCAGCGAGGCGCGGCGCTCCGCGTCGGTGAGGTCGTCGCGCGCCTGGCGCGCGTCCTCCATGGCCTTCTTCGCTTCTTCGACTGCCTTGGTGCCCTCCTGCCCCTTGATTGTGCGGGCGGCCTCCAGCGCGTTGAGCAAGGGCAGGTCGGCGATGCGATCCTTCAGCAGCTCTGCGGCGCGCTCGGCCGGGATGACGCCGTTTGCCACGTCGTCATTTACGGCGCGCTGCGCGGCGGCCTGCTCGCGCATCCCGGCGGCGGTGCGCGAGGCATCGGAGATCCGCTGCGCGACCGCGAGGCGGATCTGGCGCGACACGAACTCCTCGGCGTCGCCGCGCTTCAGGATGGCGCTCGTTTCGGCCTTCACCTGCGCCTCAGCGAGGATCGCCTGCCCGCCCGACACGCGGTAGGCGGCAGCGATCTTGTATTGGCCGGCGATCTGCGCCTCTTCCGCCTCTGCCTGGCGCGCCAACTGCTCGGCGTGACGGTCGACCTTCGGCGGCTTCGGCGCATTGTAGCCGATCTTGTCGGCGAGCCGGTCGCGAGCGTTCTCGACGGCAGCCTTGCGGACTCGGGTGCCGAGCTTCGTAAGGTACGCGTCCGCAGCGTCGTATGCGGCGCCGTAGGTCTTCTCGAGCAGCTTCGGGTCGCCCTGCCCGATCGCCATCTTGCCGAGGCCGATGACGCCGCCCTTCTCGACCTCGCCGAGATAGGCTTTCGTGCCGGCGACGCCGGCGTAGAGCCCAGCGAGCGCGGTCTTACCGTAGGACGTAAGATCATCGAGGATCTCCTTCACGTCCTTACCCATCTGCTTCATATCGCCGACGAACGCCTCGGCCATATCCTTGCCGACCGTCTCGAACAGCGCCTTGGACGTGTCCGCCCAAGTGATCGTCTCGTCCTTCAGCTTGAAGAGCTCGGCCTTCGTCGCGTTCGCGCCGCCGGTGATCTTGCCGAGGTCGCGGGTCAGCTGGTCGTTCGTGACGCCCTGATTGATCCAGCGGTTGAAGAGCGCGAAGCCGGCCGTGGCGGCGCCGATCAAGCCGATCAGCGGCGCGAAGCGCAGCGCGAACATGCCGATCTCGGCCGCGAAGCCGCGGATGCCGCCCTGCGCCATCATGGCGATCTGCACGAGCTGGCCGCCCTGCTGGATCAGCACGGTCATCGGCTTCTGGCCGGTGAGCAGTCCCTGGATGATATCGGGCGACTGGATCGCGACCTGCTGCACGGCGAAGCCCTGCCGCCGGACCGACTTCTCGATCTCGTTGACCCCATCGGCGAAGCGCTTGGAGCCGGAGGCGATGACGTCGCCAGTGCCAGCAACCTGCCGGGCGTGCGCCGCCAGCGCCTCGCGCGCGCGGGTCGTCTCCGCGGCATATTCGCGCTGGCTCAGCGCGCCGGCGGCGAGCAGCCGATCGGCGCGCTCCATCTCGTCGTCGAAGCGGCGCTGAGCGGCGAACATCGGGTCGAGCGCCGCGCGCACGGTGGCCGCCTCGCGCGCGATCGTCGCCTCGGCCGCCGCCGCCTCCCGGGCCGCCTGCGCCATCTCACGTGCGCGCGCCTCGAACATGGCGAAGCCAAGCGCAGCGCTGCGCGCCTCCTGGGCGGTCTTCTCCATCGCCAGCGCACGCGCGGCGGCTTCTGCCTCGCGCAGCGCGCGCGCGCCGTCCCGGGCTCGCGCCTCGAACAGCTGGAACGCGAGCGCAGCCGAGCGCAGCTCCTGCGCCTGGCGCTCGGTCTCCAGCGCCTTCTCGGCCGCTGCGGCTTCACGCATCGCCTCGGCGCCCTTGCGCGCCGCCGCCTCGAACAGGTGGAAGGCCTGCGCAGCCTCGCGCGTGGCCTGAGCCTCTGCCGCACTCGCCGCCGCCGCCTTGGCGCGCTGGTCGTTGAGCAGCGCTTCCTCGGCACGCAGCCGACCCGCCGCCTCCGTCATGCCGAGCTGCTCGGCCTTCAGCGCCGCGGCGGCGACCTTCGTCGCCTGGATCTCTTGGCGGGACATGCCGAAGGTGGCATTCTGCCGCTCCAGCCCGCGCGTCAGTCCCTCGACCTCGCGCTCGACGCGGGCGAAGTCCTGCGCCGCGCTGCGCGTCTCGCGCCCGAGCGCGCGGAACTCGTCCGCCGCGCGCTTCAGATCGGTGCCACTCATCACCGCGCCCTGGATGCGCTGGAACTCGCGCACCGCGTTGGCAGCCGTGGCGCCGATCAGGTCGTCGAGCGTCTTCAGCCCGCCGAAGCTGTTGCCGAAGTCGATATCGAAACCGACGCCGAGGCCGGTGGAGCCGTCATCCATCGTCGTCGCCTCCCCCCAGCAGCAGCTCAAGCCGAGCCACTTCAGCGTCGATCTCGCTCTGTGTGGCCTTCACCTGCCAAGGTGCGGAGCAATGCTCACTCTCGGCGCGGCGCGTCTCGGTCACGTAGGCGGAGGACAGGTTGCGGAGCAGGTTCGCTTCCCACGGCGCGAGGCGGATCCCCATCGACTGCTGCCAGCCGTTGATCTCCGCCCAGCCAAGGGCTGCGATGCTCATGCCGGTCGGCTGGACGATCCCCATGGCGATCAGCCAGCCGGTGATATGCGGTGCCGGGTTCGGCGGCATCCGGATCGGCACCTTGTCCTTCTTCATTTGGTCGATGCGCGAGAGCCGGCTTACCTGCCGATCTTCCGCGGCGCGCTTCGACCCGGCCGGCGGCTTAGGCGTGGCATTGAGCCACGCCATCTGCCGCACCCATAGGATCAGCTCGTCAGCGAGCCGGGCGTGAACTTTCCCCAGTCACCCACGAACTTGATGACCTGCTCCTTGATCCAGCCGAGAGCCGGGTCGGAGTAGACCGCGTGGTAGAGCGCGGTGCCGGCGAGCGGCGTGCCGTCCGGCGCGTCGTGCTCGATGTGGCGGAAGCCGGCGGTCAGCGAGGCGAGATCCTCGGCGGCCTCGACGCGGCGCGTCGCCAGCGGCACGTGAGCGATCTTGTTGTCGTTTTCTGCCATGCGCTTCACGACGCGCGCGGACTGGCGCTCCTCGATCTGGCCGTGCTCGGGCGAACCCGGGCCGAAGAGGTCGATGCCGACAGGCGCGCCGTCTTCGAAGAGGGGGACGCCATCCGGACCCTTGAGGTGGAGGAACGCCGTGGCAGCGACGGCGAGCGTTGCGATCTTCATGTGGTCTTCCTTCGCGGGATGCACCGACCCGCCCCGTCCCGCGAAAGCGCAGGGCGGGCCGATGCCTATGATCCGGCTGAGCGCCGGAATGGGGTTGAGGTCAGGCCTTGATGGGCTTCGTGGTGATGCCGATGTCGGCGTTGATCATCAGCACCGAGTCGGCGCCGTCGACGTTCTCCGTGACGGAGAAGACGCGGCCCTGGCAGTACCGGATCGCACCCGTCGCGTACGTGACCTTGAAGGCATAGAGCTTGTTGGTCTCGTCCTCGGCGGCGGTGCGCAGCAGGGTCTGACCGGCGTCGGCCTCGTCATAGGCCGCGGACGGGTTGAGGTTGCCGTAATCGGCCGAGCCCTTCAGCTTGTCCTTCGGACCCTTGAGCGGCTGGAACTCGGTCTTGCCGAAGCTGGGACCGATCGTGCCGATCTTGTCGATGCCGCCGATTTCGGTGAACGTCAGCGCGGCAAAGGCCGCGCCAGTCTGCGCGGCGGGAGTGCCGGCGGAAATGGCGAGCGCCGTGCCCGCCGCGGTCGTAGCAACCATGGTGTTTCTCCTGTTGGGCGAGCCGGCACTGCCGGCGGTCATTCACCGCGAGTGCGGGGAAAGCGGGTTAGCTGCTGGCCTTGGTCGACCGGCGCGCGCGCTTCGGCTTCGCCGGCGCGGGCGTCGGCGCCGCAGCGGCGCTGGCGGGCGCGTCGGACGCGCCCTCGCCATCCTCGGAAGGCGCGTCCTGGGGGCCGTCCGTGCTCACCAGACCGGCGGCGCGATAGTTGGTCAGCGCCGACGCGCTCACGTCGACGTGCTCGCCAGCGGCGAAATGGCGCTCGGTGCCCGCGTCGCGGAAGTCGCGCGTGGCGTAGTGCTTCTTGCTCATGGGTGTCTCCTGGGGTCAGCCGCAGGCGCTCGGCGCCGAGCGGAACGTCAGTCCAAGGTGTCGAATGCGACCCTGAAATCCTGCGTCTTTTCGAAGGTGTCGCCCGGGCCGATCACGTCCGGGCCTCCGCCGAAGGTGTGAACGACCACGCTGGTCGCGTCGCCGACCGCACCGATCGCGCCGCGCGGAATGCTGCGCACGAGCTTCATCACCGCGATTTGGTCGTCGTAAGAGGCCGCCCGGACCATCACCGAGACGCGCGCTGTGGAGCGATACCAGCCGGGGTTCTTCAGCGGGTAGCGGTCGAGCAGGCTAATCTCGCGAACGAGCAGCCAAGGCATCGGCGTTTCGTCCGGCAGGCGCCCGCCCCTGATCCGCTCCTGCGGTACGACGGCGGTGAGCGGCTCGTGCGCCCACAGGATCGCGCCCAGGATCTCCGCGCTGGTCATCAGGCCACCTCGTCGATCGGGCCGCCAGCGATCGCGCCGTTGCGCACCTGCTGGTCGATGTAGGCCTGCGCGGCCTTGATCGCGTCGGCACGGCGCAGGTCGATCGCTGGACGCATGAAGGGCACCTGTCGCGCGCCCTTGTGCCAGACGGTCTTGCCGACCGGCTTGCCGTTGATCACCAGCGTGCCGCCCTTCGCCAGCTTGTTGACGCGGCGCGTGGTGCGGCCGCCGCTCTGCTCGCGATCAACGCTGATGTAGTGCCCGACCGTGCCATACTCGGCCCAGATCGCCAGCGACCGACCCCAGCCCGGCTTCACATCGACGCGCACGCGGATGCGGTCGTCGACCACCTCGACCTTCACGATCACGTCCTTGCGGATATCGTCCGACCAGGCGCGGTCCTTGGCCTCGTCCGCCACCACGTTGCCGCCGGCGCGGCCGGCGCCCTGAAGCACCCGCTTGATCCGGGAGGGGGCATTCTGAATGTAGCGGTGGACGTCATCGAGCCCGCGGACCGTGATGGTCATCGTCAGGCGGCGCTGCCGGCTTCGCTGTAATCCTCGACCATCACCTCGAGCCCGTCGCGGCCGAGCCGCGCCGGCGCGCTGACGATCTGCATGATGCGGCCGTCTACGCCGTCCGTGACGTCGACGAGGCGCATGGCGGACGTGACAGCGTCGCTCCAGTCCATGCGCACGCGCGCCGGGCGCGTGGCGACGTTGAGCCCTTCCGCTAACCGCTCGCCGCGGCTCGGCAGCGCATCCTGGACGTTCGCCCAGACGGTCGCGACCTCCTGCCAGGTGCCCTTGCCCGCGCCGGTGAAGGTGGCCTTGGCGACCGGCTTCTCGATGCGCAGCAGACGATCCATCGCGCCGCGGTCCAGGCCGATCATCGAGCGTAGACCCGGAGCGGCTCGAGCAGCCGGTCGACGGTCGTCGACATGGGGATGGAGATCGCCTGCACGGGGGTGACCGTGTCGCGATTGCGGTAGAGGTCGCCGACCATCAGCAGGATGGCCGCGCGCACGGCCGCCGGGAGGGTCGATACCGGCTCGGCGCCGCTGGTGTTGTCAGGATAGCCGGCACGGTAGCGGATCCGCACCGCATCGCTCCGCAGCGATCCGCCTTCCCAGGCGAAGGTGGAGCCCGCAGGGGCCAGCTCGGCGCCGTCGACAATGAAGTCGACTAGGTCAGCGGTGACCGTCTGGTCGCTGCGATCGAGGTAGCTGATCGAGAGGATCTCGATCAGCGGAGGATAGGGAAGCCGCAGCGAGCTGCCAAACGCCGACACGCCGAAACGCGCTTCCAGCGTCTGCACGCCCAGCGCGCGCCCGAAGTCGCCGCCCGGCCCGTCGAGCAGCTGCGTCGCCGCCGCCACCATGCCGGTGATCAGTGCGTCCTCGGCGCTATGCCGAACACGCAGATGATCCTTCGCCTCCTTCAGTGAGACGACCGGCTCAGGCGGTGTGATGACGACGACGCGCACGCTCAGGCGACCACCGCCGCCGTGGGCGCCGACGTTGCCGCCTTCGTGTTGCTGGCGCGCAGGGTGCTCGTCAGCGTGACGGTGACGGTGATCGTGCCGCCGATATCGGCGGTGACGGGCGTGTAGGTCGCGCCGGTTGCGCCAGAGATCGCAGCGCCGTTCCGCTTCCACTGACGGGCCACGGTGCCGGCGCGCGGGGCGCCGTCCGAGGCGGTGAGCACAGAGCCGACCTTCGCCGTCCCGGTGATGGCCGGGACGGCGCCGAAGGTCGGCGAGCATGCGAACGCCCGAAGGCGCTGCCCGCGCGCCATGGTCAGGCGGCCTTGTTGGCGGGGTTGGCCGCCTTCTTGTTCGCCGGCGCAGCGGCCTGCTTCTGGCCCTCGCCCTCGTCCTTGGTCGGATCGTTCTCGATCTGGGGCTCGTAGCCCTTCTCGACCTCGGCAGCGGTTGCCTCGCGCACCAAGCCGAGCTTCTCGAGCTCGTCGAAGCGCTTCTGCGTCATGTCGCCCAGGATCATGCCCTCGCGGACGGTGCCGCTGTCGCCGTGGTGATCGCTGGTCACGTATGCGTTCTTCATGGGTCGTCTCCTTTCTGAACCGTCGCCCGGTGCGGCGGTTGAGAAAGGAGGGCGGCGCGAACCGCCCTCCCCTTCGGGCCGAGCCTCAGAGGCCGGTGAAGTTGCCCTTCGCCATCGCGGCGAGGCGGCGCACGACGAGCGCCAAGCGCTTCTCCGCGCGGATCGTCAGCATGTTCTTGATGAAGTTGTCGCGATCCTGGTCCGAGATGCGCACCTCGGTGTCCATGCGGTCAAAGATCTGGGCGGCGGTCTTGAACGCGCCGACCAGGAAGTTGCCGGTGCCGATCCGCTTGGTCGAGACGACCGGGCGGCCCCAGAGGGTGTTGGACGCCAGCCCCTGCGGGTTGGCGAACACGTAGCCGCCGGCGCTGTCCTTGGTCAGCTCGATGTTGGTCCACTGCGTCGGGTGCAGCACCAGGCCATCGGGCGCATAGTCGGCGAGCTCGACCATGAGGATCGCCAGACGAAGGCGATCGATCCGGGTCTCGCCCGTGATGCTGACGCCGGCCGGCTGCGCATAGGCCGGCGCCTGGGTGTAGAGGCCCAGAATGTTCTGGCCGGTGCCGTCGCCGAGCAGCAGCTGCGCGTCCTCGGCGTCGTCGAGGCCATAGCGCAGCTCGCCGTCGATCAGGCTCTCGAGCTGCGGCACGTCGTCCATCGCCTGACGCGACGCGGGCACCCAATGCGCGATCGTGCGCACCGGCGCGTTCGCCACGTCCCAGCCGTAGTTGGACTCAGGCTTCTGCGCGCCCTCGGCCACCGCGGCGGCGTTGTTGGTGCGCACCGTCTGGTACGCATACTCGATCGAGTTGCTCTCGGTCTGGCCGGGCGTGAGCAGATCGCGCACGCGCAGCTGCTGGCGCGGGATGCCGACGATCTCGGGCTGGCGCTCGGGACGGATCAGGCCACCGGCCGAGCCGGTCGCGCTGGTCACCGCCTTGACGGTGAAGCCGATCGTGCCCTTGCAGCCGCCCTCAGCATAGGACTTGACGTCCGCGTGGTTGGCGACCTCATGGCCGAGGCTCTTGATCTCGGGATCGTCCTCGCCGCCGCGCCGGCCCTGCGCCAGCTTCTGCGACAGCTCCTTCATGTCGCCGCGGATTGCCTCGAGGTCGACCAGCGCCTTGTCGGCCTTCTCCTTGGCCTCATCGCTGACCTTGGTGCCCTCGGCGTTCTTCGCGCGGAACTCCTGCGCGAAGCCCTTCACCTCGGTGAGGGCGCTGTCGAGGTTGCGCTGGAGCTGATCGAGCGACGGCGCGTCGGCGGCGCCGTCCTTGCGGCCGAACTCGCGCGGCTGAGCGGCGACGAGACGGGTCGAGCCGGCGGCGAGCGCCGCGGCGGAGGTCATCATATTCATGGCTGTTTCCTCGTGCGGGCGGCTTACAGCTTGAAGCCGCTCAGGGTGTCCGAAAGGCTCTTTAAAGCCGGGTTCGTCGTCGTGTCGCAGTCGGACTCCCTCCGCCGCATTTCCGTCAGGCCGTGGGCGACGACGCCAGCGGCCCGCGTCTTGGAGAAGCCTACCTCCCGCAGGTACTTCTCGAACTCCCGCTCGGTCGGCAATTCGCCGTGCGCGAGCTTGAACTTGACCGCCTCGACGCGAGCGTCGTCATTGGCGGGGAAGGTCACCAGGCTGATCTCGACCAGGTCGAGCTTGGTCAGCGTACGAATGCCCGTTTTCTCGTCGAAGCTGGACTCGCGCACCCAGTAGCCGATCGACAAGCCGGTCACGATGCGGCGCTTGGCCAGCGCGTGCGCCTCGCGCGCCTGCGCGACGTCAGCGATCAGCAGCTCGCCGTCGCCGTACAGGCCGCGCTCGTCCTCCTTCAGGTTGGACCAGGCACCGATCGGCTCGCTCGACCGGTGCTGCCAAAGGATCGGAACCGGGCGGCCCTTGGCCTGGATCTCGACCAAGCTCTCGGTGAAGGCGCCGCGCGCGACGATCTCCTGGTAGCTGTCGACCACGTCCCAGACGGAGCCGTAGCCGCTGAAGGAGCCGTCATCGCCGACCGCCTTCACTTCGAAGTCAAAGTCGCGCACCTTAAGGGCGCCGGTGTGCTTGCGCCCGAAGACGCGACCCATGTTCATCGTCATGCCTCCAAGCTCGGGCCGCCGTTGTGGCCCATCATGCTCTGCACCTTGCTGGCGATCAGCGCCTCGATGTCGCCGCCCTGGACGCCCAGCATGCCGAGCAGCGCCGAGCGCAGCTGCTGCTCGGACGATGCGGCGCCGTCCGTGCCGAGCTGGTCGAGCCGAACGAGGTTGGACTGCACCGTCAGATACTGACCGCCCTCGCGGTGATCGAGGTTCTCGCGCGACCGCATCTCGTTGCGATCCATCACGCCGTTCTGGCCAAAGGCCGAGTAGAGCGCGGCGCGGCCGGCGCTGTCCGTCGCCATCACCGCCTCGCGGTTGAACTCGGGGTAGACCAGCTTCCGCTCCGCGCGCGGCAGCAGCTGCTGCTTCGCGGCCTGTTCGATCCGCCGCAGCAGCGGGTTGAGCCGGAGCGTCTGCCAGCCGAGCAGCAGCTGCTCGATGCCGCTGCCCCACATCGTCTGCCCCTTGGCGGCATGACCGATGAGGATCGGCAGCATGCCGAACCACCGGCAAATCTCCTCGACGTCCCAGCCCCGGGACTCGAGCAGCTGCACGTCAACCGGGCTCATCTTGAGCGGCTGGAACTTGAAGTCTTTCTCGAGCGGGACAACGCGCCCGCGCATCGCCTGCCCGACCCAGGCGTCGAAGATCTCCAGCAGATCGGCGCGCTGCTCCGGCGACAGCTTCTGCGATGCGGTCTCGATGAAGCCGGCTAGCTGGAGCCCGCCGCGGAACGTGTCGCCGGCCACCTTGTTCGCCGCCATCGCGCCGCCCAGCGTGCGCCGGCCGTACTCGATGGCGGAGAGACCCACGTCACCGCCGAGCGTGATGCCGCGCAGGTGGAAGACCTTCTCGGCCGGCAGCCGCTCTTCCTTGCCGCGGTCGGAGAACAGGTAGACCCGCTGATTGTTGCGATCGCGGGTGACGGTCACCAGCTGCGGCGGAAGCGGCGTCAGCGCGGTGACCCGGCTGCCGAGCGTCTCCTTCTCGGCGAAAGCATTGCCCCACAGATCCATGGCGGCGACCTGGCCGGCCCAGAACTCGAACGGGGTCTGATCTGCGTTCGGCTCTTCGTGGAGCAGGTCGTAGAGCCAGTGGCCCGACTCCGACTTACGACCGCCGGCCGGGCTCTTGCTGTAGACCCCGCACCCCATCGAGGCGACCAGCTCGGACTTCAGGCCGATGCACGCCCACGCGGTCGAGAGGCCGAGCGTGGTCTTCTGATTGACCACCTGCCCGACGCTGTCGATCGCCGAACCGTACTTGATGGCCTTGTCGGTCGGCTGATCCTCAGGCGCTCCCGAGAGCTTGCCGCTCTGATTGCCGATGCCCGCCCAGCTGAGGACGGAGCCTACCCAGCCGCCAGCCATCAGAAGCCCGCCTTCACGTGCGCCTTCAGCCCGGCGATCACGTCGTCGAGGTTGTCGTCGGCCTCAGGCACGATCATCGGGGCAGTAGCGTTGAGCACGGCATCTACTCCGTCGATCTTCTGGGGCGAGTTGGGGGTCTCCTTCTTCGGAAGGATGCTCCCGTTGACGCGGCGCTCGACCACCGCGTTGCCGACCATCCAGGTCAGCACCGGGTTCGCGTCGTGCCGCAGCCGAGCCGGCCCAGACTTGACCCGCGCCTCGAGCTCCTTGGCGGGGTCGGTGATGTTGTTGGCGTTCTTCGCCAGCTGCACCGCGAAGGCGTCGCCGCCGTCGTCGAAGTCCTGATTGAGCCGCGACGCCATCGCCAGCGCGCTGTTCCACTGGTCGAAGGTGACGCGCCGGATCGCCAATCGCGACTTCAGCTCGCGGATTTGTGCCTCAATCGTGTTGTGATCAATGAAGTCGCCCTGCGTCGCAGTCAGCGCACCTTCGGCGACCCAGCTGCGATAGAGATCGGTGATTTGCTTCAGCGACGTGTTCTGGTTCTCCAGCCGCGCCTCGGGGACGTAGAACCACGGCTTGATGAGCAGCCGTCCGGTGCTGTCCTCCGCGGCCAGGACCAGCGCGGAAAGGTCGTCGACGTTCGAGAGGTCGCCGCCGAGGTAGCAGTCGAGCCCGACGAAGTCGTCGAGGGTGAGCGCCGGATCCGCGCAGAGCGCCCACTGCGTCACGTTGAGCCAGGCCGAAGCCGCGCCGAGCCACTGATTGAGGTGCTTGGTCTTGAACTCGCCCTCGGCCGCCGGGCTGGCCTGCGCTTCCACCGCACGCTTCGCGACCTCGTCGCGCAGCGGCCGGGATGCCTCGATCAGCGGGTTGGCCTTGATCCACTTCGACGCATCGTAGGGATCATCACCCAGCTTCCGATCGTCGCCGTAATCCTCGGCGCGATCGAGCGTGAAGATGATCGCGAAGATATGCTCGGCGACGACGGTGCGCTCGAGCACCTTGGTCGCGAGCGTACGCTGCTCGTAGCAGACCCCGTGAAGGTTGAACCCGGCGGTGGTGATGATCCACATCAGCGGATTGCGCCGGGCGCCGAACGCCGAATTCATGACGTCGAAGAGGCCGCGATCGGAGTGCGCGTGCAGCTCGTCCATCGTGACCAGGTGCGGGTTGTGACCGTCCTGGCTCTTCGCCTTGGAGTGCATCGGCTGGAGGTAGCCGCCGTTATCGCCGCAGGTGATCGACTTCGCCCACGGGATCAGCGCGAAGGCCTCCTGCAACGCGGGCGTCTTCTCGACCATGCGCTTCGCCGGGTGGAAGACCTTCTTCGCCTGGTCGAACGTTGTCGCCGCGGTCAGCACCTGCGGCCCCGGCTCGTCCTCGCATGCGAGGCAATAGAGCGAGACGATCGCCGTCTTGGTCGACTTCGCGTTCTTGCGCGCGACCTCCTCGTAGACCGAGGTGAACCGGCGCCCGCCAGTGTCGCGTCGCCGCCAGCCGAACACCATCGCCAAGATGAAGATCTGAAACGGCTCGAGCGTGATGGTCGGGGTCTCCCACACGCCCTCGACGTGTGGCAGCTTCTCGGCGAAGTCGCAGATATCGTTCGCGTGCCAGGGGTCGAACCGATAGCCCCACGCCGCGGTGCGCTGGCGCTTCAAGTCGTCAAGGTGGCGCTGCGCCGCCAGGCGGACCCACTTGCAGTGCTTCCGCTGCCGCTTGTCCGCCGCCGCCGCCTTGGCATAGGCCAGCGCGATCGCGGCGTAATCCCTAGCGTGCGTTCCTGCCGTTGCGGGCGAAGGGGTTGCTCGACTTCGCGCCATCCGCAGCACTCCCGCCACCGACGCGGCTCTTCGGTCCGGCTATGCGGAGCAGCTCTTCGTGTTGGCGGAGCACCGTCAGGTAGGCGGCGGGCGGAGGCTCGTTGCCGGCGGCGAATGCCTTGCGCACCAGAGCCTCGAGCGAGCAGTAGCGCGCGAGCAGCGCGCTATCGAGCTCGGTCACCCCAGCCGACATGACCCGGCCCAGCGTTTCCTGCCAGACGATGATCGCCTCGGGCGTGAGATAGTCCGGCGCGAGCGGCGGGTTGCCTGGGACGACGATCTCGGTCACACCAGCGTCGCGGAATGGCCGAAGCGTGCCGGTCGCCGCCTTCTCCGTGGGAGTTTTCCGCTTGGGTCCGGGCTTCATCGCCGCCTCAAAATCTAATTTGGCCGGAAAGTTTAATTCGGGCGCGTGAAAAAAGACCCCGGGTTACGGTCCTAGGCCAGATGCCGCCTGACTTTCGACCCGCCCCTACCCCCTCGGGCACTTGCGATCAGACGCGATACTCACGCTCGACGCCGCCGAAGGCGGACCGATACTTGATGACGGTCTCGCCCTTCTGCGGCTCGGCCAGCGCCTCTTCGTAGGCGACCGCTTCGCCCACTCGGACAACGCGAGCATATCGGCGCCCGTTCTCGCCCATGACCTCGCCGAAGATATGCGCTGCCACGTCGCGGCAGCCGCCCTTCACGCGCCAGCAGGCGTCGCCGACGAGGGTCACGTCAGAGAGCGGCGCGTCCAGGTCGGGCACAGTAGAGACCGACACGACGTGAAGCGGGTTGAGGTAGATCACGGCGCCCTCTTCGGACACGAGCTCGATAATGGAGATCATCACTTCCTCCGTGCCCGTGCGCTCTCGCGCGCCGTCTTCGCCTTGTGGCAGGGACGGCAAAGGCCTTGGTAGTTGTCGCGCTCGTCGCTTCCACCTTCAGCCTTCGGCACGATGTGGTCGGCGATCTCAGTCGGCGAGATGCGGTGCTCGGCGGTACAGATGCGGCAGAGCGGCTCTTCCCTCAGCACCTGAGCCCGCATCAGCTCATGCTCGCGGCCATAGCCACGAGCCTGCCTGCTCGCACGGGTGGTCGTCCAGTTGGACAGCTTGCGAGCGGCGGAGACCTTGCGCGGCCTCAGGCTGGGCGGCTTACTCGGCATGAGAGAGGATCGCCATCGCCAAGCCCGGGGCGGGACTTGAACCCGCGGCCTCATCCAGTGCGCCGAGGCGCGACCGAGTGCGATCTGCCAGCTGATCTACACGGGAATGACGATGGCGAACTGAGAAACGGTTGAGGGGCGAGCCGGTCATGGCTTCGCCAGTGCTCGCCCGGCGCCCCATCGGGCAACCTGCGTTGGGGGCACGGTGGCGGCGGGTCGGGTGACCTCCAGTCCTACGTGCCGCGGGCCGGTGTACGGCGGCGCCCATCAGAGCGAGCCCATCTCTACCTGATCAGCCTTCAGCAGCCAAGCCTCTATCTTCACGATGAAACCGCCGCCCATGTTGACCCGCATGTTGCGGCCCTCGTGCCCCTCGACCACGCCCATCAGGCCGGCGAACGCCGTCTGCGGCACGCGCACCTGAGTGCCGAGGGGGATCGCCTGGGCGGAGGCGCGCAGCGCCTTGTTGCGCTGCCGTTCCTTCTCCCGGCGGTAAGCCTCGGCCGCCTGCTCCTCGACTTGGCGCAAGCTCGCCATCTGCCCCGCCCCGATCCGTGCCGGCCCGGTGCGGCAGGCGTTGGGGAAGATCGAGAACTGCGGGTGCGGGTTCGACGGGCGCGCCAGGATGGCGATCAGGTCCGGCAGCCGGTCGGCCGGCACGAACACGAAGGTCGGCATGATCGGAGCCGTCCGCTCGATCGTGGCCTTGCGACGCGGCAGGCGGCGCTTCGCCACCAGCGATGGCGTCCAGGCGGCGATGCCGGCAGCCGACAGCGACGCTGCCAGCTTGGTCGTGCACGGGCCGGCCGTGCGCAGGATGCACCACAGCTTCGATCCAGTCCCCATTTCCATCACGCCAGCTCCACCCTCACCTTGGCGACCCGCTTCTTCCGGCTGGCCGGCGAACGCTGGTCCTTGTGCTCGTCGCACCGCCGCTTGAGGCGGGTGACCGTCATCGTTGAAGAGGTCCGGAACGGCGCGCCGCATCCGTCAGTGCAGCAGCGCCCCTCCCACTCGAGCAGGAAGGTTGCGACACCGTCCGTCTTGCGGACGTAAGGCGCCACGCTCACCAGCTCGTACCGTTGGTCGTTGATCCACAGCCGGGTGCCAATTTCCGGCGTCGTCACGAACACTGCGCTCACGTTCTTTCCCTCATTTCGACCCCGTCGCTTTCCCCCGATGCCGGTTGACAGTCGGGGGAGTTAAGGGGTAAGCGCGTCAGCGCGCACCCCTTAGCCCCCTCCACCCGGCTTTCCCCCACGGCTACGGACCAGAGCGGAACAGCCCCTGGAACCTTCTGTCGGCGCGTGTAGGTCAGCCGATCTTTGCCGCTGTGGAGAATGGTCGCGCTCTCGCTGTCGATCGCCTCGACCTGCGCGCCGATCACGAAGTGGACGAGCCCCAGACGGTCTACACGGCGGTGCGCGGGGTCCGGCTCCGATCCCCAGACGTCCAGCGTCGACCAGCCGGCCTCGAACAGGTCCGATCCCCACAGTCGGAACAGGTGCGACGCCGCTGCGACAGTGTCGCGCCACTCCTTCGGGTTGGCGCCGGCCGGACAGCGCTGCCCGCGGAGCAGGTCGATCCCGCGCTGCCAATTTGCGACACTTGCGACGCCTGCGACAATCGGCTCGTCACCAGCCTCTACCCCGCAGAAATCCGCCGTTTTCGGTGTCGCAACGGGTGTCGCAGTCACCGCGACATATGGCTGCGACAGGAGGCGTTCGAGGCGCTGCCCCTCGGTTTCTGCGACACCTGCGACACCTGCGACACCATCGTCGGAAAGGTGAGATGCGGTCACCTTAACCGAGGGCGCCGCCGCCGGCGCGGGCGTCGCAACCGGTGTCGCAGCGGATTGCGACACGTCCGGCTCGTCCCAGGCGAAGCCAGCGCTGAAGAGGTCGTCGGTCATGCCGCGTCAACCTCCACCACGGTGTAGGCCTCGGCGTAGCTCTTGGGCTCGCCCTCAAGGTCGAGGACCGCTGGCCCCTTGATCTTGACCAGGTGCTGGTGCTCGACGAGAACCTCGATCGCGCGCTTCAGGGCGGTGGCGGCGCGCACCTGCGTCGGCCCCCGCCGGTTGAGGTAGCGGACGCCGACCGCGGTGTGGCCCTTCTTCCGGATCCAGTCGATCAGCAGCGCGGCGTTGTGCGTGTCGTCGTCGACCGCCGCCGCGCCATAGAGGCGCGCCGCCTCGCCGGCATAGAACTCCACCAGCGCGATCCCGGCGTTGACCGCGGTCAGGCTGAGCCCGTCCCGCTTGAGCCCCTGCCCGGCCGCAAAATAGGCCACCACGGCGGCGAGCCGGGTAGCGTTCTCCGTCATCTTCGACGCGAAGTCGGCGATCTGCTCATATTTCCCGCCTGGGCCGAGCTGGCGTTCGCAGTGGTCGCTGAAGGCGATCAACCGCGCGCGCGCGTCGGCGGTTAGGCGGACCAGATCGAGGTCGAGCGCGCGCGAAGTCTCGTCCCTATACCGGAACTCGAACTCGAGCAGCCGGCCGAGCCGCGCATGATATTGGCGCAGGTTCTCCCGGTCCTCCTCGCTCGGCTCCTTCCAGAAGCGCGAGCCCTTGAGGCTGCGCGGCGCGGCGACGAGGATGCGGCTGAGCAGCCCCTGGTTGCGCACTGCCTGATTGCCGAGCAGCTTGCCCGCGATATCGGGCTGCACCATCAGGTGGAGGCAGAGCCGCCGCCCGTACAGGATCTGCGTCCCGTTCTCCTTGTCGGCACGGATGCGCTTGATCGGTGAGCCGTCCCACAGCTTCGACAGCATGCCGCCGGTCGAGGCCTGCTGCTCCTCCTGCATCGACCAGCCACCGAGGAAGGTTGCGCCCTCGTCGGAGAACAGGCCGAGCGCCGGCATGGCTTCGGCGAACAGCCGTTGCAGTCCCGGGCCGGTCGGCTCGTCGGCGGTGAGCAGCGGCTGCATCGGCGGGCGTGGTGGCGCGCCGACCGCCTCCATGGCGGTGCGGATCTCCTCGCGCCCCTTGGAGCCGGTCTTCGCCTTCTGGATCGACGCCTTATAGGCCGCGTCGTCGACCGTGTACGTGTTCTGCGCCGAGGCGTACCACTGCGCCAGATACTCCTCCCGCTCCTTCACGGGCAGGATGGCGAAGCGGTCCGAGGTCGACTTGCGGTCGCCCGACGCCGCGATCGTGAAGAGGAAGAGCGAGACCGGGCAGCCCTGCCCCGTGATCGTCTCGACGTTGATGTGCCCCTGCGCCGCCAGCGAGGCCGCGCCCATCACCGACTGCGCGGCGAGCGACACCGGCACCTGCGCGATCGCGACGATCGCCTCGATCGCCTTGCGCAGCGGTGGCGGCAGAGCGTCGAGCGGATAGTCGGCGGCGTCGCCCAGCTGCGCCTTGATGTCGAGCGGCTGCGGCACGACGACGTCAGCTTCGCCATAGCGATCGTCGAACATGCCGGTCACGCTCGCACCCCGCGCAGCTGATCGTTCCAGTCCTTGAAGGCCGGATCGGGGTAGATCACGCGCACGGCGAACCCGCGCTCGAGCAGCGGCGCGCGCGTGGCCTCCGCCGCGGCGCGGCCGGCGTCGTCATTCTGCCCGGCGACCACCACCGAGCGCACGGTCGGCGGATAGTGGAGCTCGGGCATCATCGACGTGCCGAGCGTCACCCAGACCGCCGCCGCCGGCATCTCCTGCGCGAGCGTCAGCCCATCCTCGGGACCTTCGCAGACGATGACCTCGGACATGGACGGCGTCTCTGAAATCCGCACGGCCGAGCCGCGCGGCCGGCCGAGGCTGAACTTCGACCGCTTGCCCCAGCGCTTGCCGCTGCCGTCGTCGAGCAGGAACACGCGCTGCAACCCGACGATCGCGCCCGCGCCATCAGTGCAGCAGAAGACCGCCGCCGGGTATGGCCGCTTCCATCGCCCATCCTCATCGCGCGACGTCGGCACCAGGCCAAAGCGCACGGTCGGCGGCAGAGGCATGGTGATGCCGCGGACCTCGCGCAGATAGCGTTCGGCTTGGGTGCCAGCGGGATCATGGCACTGGTCCCACATGAAGCGGGCGTCGGCGATCGCCGCGGCGCGGCTCGCCGCCTCCTCAGCGGCGGCCTTGACGCGCTGCTCGGGGTCGACGGTCGGGAAGGTCTCGTTGGTGAGCGCCTGATAAGACTCGCGGAAGGTCATCCCGTCGAGCAGCTTCAACGCGGTGAAGTGGTCGCCGGCGGAGCCGCATCCGTGACAGTAGTAGGTCCCCTTCGCGTCGTTGACCTCGAAGCTGGGGGACTTCTCCTTATGGAAGGGACAGAGCCCGACCAGCTCGCGTGCGCCGCGGCGCTTCAGCGTCGTATGGCGGCCGAGCACGTCCGACAGGTTCGCGCCTGCCTTCGCATCGTCGATCAACGCGCGGAACCGGGCCTCATCAAGATGAGACCTGGTCGCGCTCCCCCGCCCTTGGCGGCGCGCCCCTGACATAGCGGCTTACTCCGCGGTCGCGGGGATGGAGCCTCGCGACAGGTCAAGCCGGGCTGCCGGCTCGAACGGCGGCAGGAAGTCGTCAGCCGAAACGGCGCCATTCGTCGCGGCGCGGATCTTCTCGGCGAGGTCCATCGAGGGGCGCTTCTCGCCCTTGGCGACCCTCGTGATCGTGGATACGGCGACACCACACTTGCGCGCGATATCGGTGGCTCGCTGCCCTGGCAGCTCGAGGAACGCGGAAAGTCTCATAACGAGGCAATATGCCTCACAGGCAACCCGCCGTAAACCATTCTTTGCCTCTGAGGTGGTATAGCCAGAGTCTTGTCCGTGGGGCAAAGAGAGCGGGCTATGAAAAACAACATCAAGGCACTCCGCAACGCGCGCGGCATGACCCAGGCGGACCTGGCCGCCCTGACGGGCGTGGGGGTTTCGCAGGTTTCGAAATGGGAGACCGGCATGGTCGACATTCCCATGTCGCGCCTGGTCCAGATCGCCGCCGCCTTGAGCGTCCGCGAGGACACGCTGACGAACCCGAACTATATCGCGCCGGGATCTGGATCCGTTGGCATTGTTCGCGGTCCCGAGGATTGGCGCGGACCTATGCCGTCGCTCGGCGAGCCCGCCTTCGACAACGCGCCACCAGCCCGGCAGCGGGCGGCTGAAGATCGACCAAAGCCGAACGCCTCGGTGGTCAAGCTCGAGGGCGCGTCTCAAGAGCGTATGCTGGAGGATCTTCCTATCTACGGCACCGCTTTAGGAGCGGCGCGACAGGTCGACGGAGAGGCGATCGAGCAGGTGACGCTCAACACGGCCGAGACGATCGCCTACGTGAAGCGGCCGGTCATCCTCAACGGGCATGGCTCGGCGTACGCGCTGTACGTCACCGGGCACTCGATGGAGCCCCGGCACATGGACGGCGAGATGCTGATCGTCGATCCGAAGGCGCGCGTGCGCATCATGGATGACGTCGTCGTCTACCTGCGCCCGGAGAACCCGGAGCTGGACAACGGGCAGGAGGCGCGCGCCGTGCTGGTGAAGCGCCTGCTGCGGCGATCCTCGGGCTATATCGAGCTCGAGCAATTCCAGCCTGCGAAGCAATTTCGCATCGACGCCGCGGACGTTCTGCGCATCGATCGCGTCGTGCCGTGGCAGGAGCTACTTGCCTAAATTGCCTGTTAAGCATTTTCCGTTTGACCCGACGTTGCCTGTGAAGCAATATGCGCTTCGTCAGGTGAGTGCAGCCGCAAGGCCAGCCGACCCTGACGAGCAGGGTTGGAAAGACGCGCTCGGCCGCCAGCGATAGGGGCCAGCCTCCGCCGATCCACCTGCGCCACACTTAGCAGGGAGGTTGGCTCATGGCCGCCGAAGCACAGCGCGCGACCCGTTCGCGCGAACAGACGAGCTTTGCCGCACGACTTCGCGCCTTCTGGCGCTACATCGAGCCGGGCATCGACGTCGACCGCAACAACTTCATCGAGAACTGGTCAGCAACCGGCGAGGGGCGAGCGACGGCCGTTTCGTTCGAAGGCTTCGGCATTTCGCTCTTTCTCACGATCGGCCGCACGCCGAAGGAGCGCCGCTGATGGGCCGCGCTGCTCCCGCCGCCGCCGCGAGCGACGCGCCGAAGTCGGCGCCGCGCTTCCCCGCCCCCGCCGGCAGCCTCGCCGAGTCCGCCGCGAACCCGATGACCGGCATGGCTCGCGCGCTCGACACGCTGAGCACCCGACAATTCGTCGATGTCACCCCGTTCGACGGTAACCCGGAAGACTTGGCGGCCTCGGCCGCCAACATGGCCGGCTCGGTGTTGCTGCTGGCGACCAGCGCGATCCTTATCAACGAGGACTCGAACAGCGATCACGGCGCGCGCGGCGTGCACATCGCCGGCGCGCTCGACGCCGCCTTCCATCTGCTCGCCCTCTCCGATCTGGCGCGCGACCTCGCGCTGTACGGCCCGAAGCGGGGCGAGCAGTGACCGCGCCGCGGCCGCGCAACCCCGGCGCAGTGACGCAGGCGATCCGCAGCTTCCTGCACGCGGGCGGCCGCATCCTCATCAGCCCGACCGGCCAGATCGAGGAGGCAGGCGGACGCCTCGCCGGCTCCGATGCTGACTGGCACGGCTTTCTGACCGCTGGGCGCGCCCTCTGGGTCGCCCGCACCACCTACGACGCCGACGAGCACGTCGCCCGCGCTGTCCGGATCCTCGGCAGCAAGCACCCGAGCGGCTGGCGCTCGCTCAGCGCCGGCGCCCCCTATCAGGAGAACCAGGCATGACCCGCTCCACCACGCGCCGCGCCTTGATCGGCGGCGCCGGACTCCTCGCCGTTGCTGGCGTCGCTCAGTGCGCGGCACCCGCCCACGCCGGTTCCGCCGCGGCGGCCGGCAGCGTTCGCCTTCGCCGCCTGATCGCGCTCCAGCAGCGCGCCTACGAGATCAGCGAGCAATATTGGGACGAGGTCGGGCATCCTGCTCATCAGGCGTTCAACGCGGCTAAGGCCGCCTACGTGGGCGAGCCTGAGCCGCCACACCGGACGACCAAGTCTTCCTTCATCAACCTCAATGACGAGCGTCACACCTTCAGCACGGAAGGGTTCATGTGCAGCACGGCGCGCCGTGTCCGCGACGACCCTGAGTGGGCCGATATGGGCGAGGACGATCCGGAGTGGCGCGCGACGCACATTGAGCTGGCCAACCTTGCAGACGAGCGCGACGCCATCATTGCCGAGCAGCAGCGGCGGCAGAAGGAGTACGAGGACGGCGAGCTCGCACGCCTCAACATATTCGGCATCAACAACCGCTATGATCAGCTGTGCGACCGCGACTTCGCGCTGTGGGATCGCGCCATGTTCGAGCCGGCCGAAACGCTCGCCGACATGGTGCTCAAGATCGATGCCACGAAGGCGTCAGGTCGCGAACTCGACGACGCCTCCCTGATCGTGCCGCTCATGGCGGACATTCGCCGCCTCGCGGCGGGAGAGGCAGCATGAGCGCCTCGCCTGCTGTGGCGGCGGCCTTCCAGGATTGGAAGCTGGCCGAGGTCGCCGTGCACTATGCGTGCCCGTGCCCCGACGTGATCATGGACCAGCTCACCGATCGCGCTGGTGTCCTGTTTGAGCGGCTTCAAGCCCTCACCCCTGCGAACGCGGACGACATGCTGTTGCAGGTCTACCCCATCTTGGTCCGCGAATTCGAACCGAAGCGCGGTGAGCCGCCGCTGCTGCTCAGCATGTCGTCGTTGAACAACTACGAGCCAGCGTTCGTGGATCGGCTCAATCGTCAGCTCGCGTCTGTGTGCCCGGCCATCGCGGAAGCGATGAGTGTGCCGCACCAGACCCCGACGCTCGGAGAAGCGGCATGAACCTCAATCATCACACCGCGGTCGACAAAGCGTCGAACCAAGCCAGCAATTTCGCTCTCGAGCTAGGCGCGCTCCTTGGCATGCTCAGCCTGGCGGTGCGCACCAACGAGTTTGACCCGTGCCAGCACGCGATCATCTGCGCAGAGGCCATGCTGCCCCCGATCCTCGAACAGCTTGAGGAGTTGGAGGTCAGCCTGCGGGCGGTGGTGCTCGAGACGCGCGCCACGGTCAGCGCGGAGCAGGCGGCATGAGCACGCCGGGCGGCTGCTGCGCTAAGTGCGCCTACTGGTGCCAGGAGCTACCGGCGGTGACGACCGGCTGGCGCCGGCCGCACGGCTCCGACCCTGACCTCGGCACCTGCACCTTCCGCGCGCCGGTGGTGCACGCGATCGCCGGGTTGCCGGTGTCCCTTCAGGCCGAGACGCGGGCGAACCGCGGCTGCGCCGACTGGCTCGATGCCGACTGGATAGGCGGCGACGAACCCGCGCGCGCCGACGCCAACGTGATCAACCTCGACGATCGGAGGCCGCAGTGACGACGATAGGAGACATTGCCCTGATCGGGGTCACAAGCGGCATCGTCGGCTTCACGATCGGAACATGGGCGCCGCAGTGGCAGTGGCGCGCGCCAGCCGCGCCGGCGCGGCCACGCTTTCGCATCCTCACCAGCGGCTGGATCCGCAATCAGGGCGGGCCGTGCCCGGTGCCGCCTTACACGGTGATCGAGGTGGTCGACGATTACGGCTCATACGGCCCGAAGTACGCGCAGGAGGTCCCGGCGGAGTGGTGGCGCGGCGAGGCCACAATCTATGGCCGCAATGTCCTATTCTACCGGATCGTCCGCGAGGCGCTTCAGTGAGCCGCGGCGACTTCGACGTGATCGCCGGCGCCGGTCCTTACCGCGTGCAGAAGGACGGGCGCCGCCGCGGCGTCGCGCACAGCCGCTTCGCTGACGCTGAAGCGGCCGCTCTCCACCTGGTCGAGGCCAACCCTGGCGAGACCTTCATCATCACCCGCGAGGTCGCCCGTGTCGGGAGCCACCGCGCAAGCAAAGGCGAACAGCAATGACAATTCTGGCAGAGATGAACTGGCGCGGCCTTCGCTGTCCGATCGCCCATATCGAGAGCATCGGCGAGGAAACGATCGTGCGCGATGGGTGCAAGGTGCACCAGGTGAAGCTGCGCGGGCGCGACGTGCCGCTGCAAGTCGCGCACTACGACGTTGATCGCATCCTCACGACGCCCACGCAGCTGATCCCGGCTCAGCCCGACACCTACCTTCTCTGGTGCTGGACGGCGGAGCTCGGGATCAGTGTCGGCAAGAACCCGGTCATTGCCTGGGCGCTCTGCGTCGACGGGCGCATGCGCCCTGTGACCGCGCAGGGCGTCAACGACGGTGACACGGACCCCGACCGCGACTTCTACGTGCTGATGCCGAACAAATCTGTGCAGTGCACGAACGAGCACGCAGAGAACCCATTCTACGACACCCTCGATGAGTACGCCGCGAGCGAAAGCAAGAAGGCGGACGATCGTAAGAACGGAGACGTAGAATGATCAGCTCGATCCGATGCTCGTTCTGCGCAAAGAGCGACACCGAGGTGAAGCGCATCGTCGCCGGTCCTCACAGCGTCTTCATCTGCAACGAGTGCGTGTCGCTCTGCGCGCTGATCTGCCTTGGCGCCGACGAGGGCGCCACGCAGGTCGGGCGTTACTATATCTCGACCAGCAAGCCGATCGATCCCGCAGCGATCGCCGCCGAGGTCGCGAAGCTGATGCGCCCGCAGCTGACGATCATGCAATGGTCGGCGGACGGCGAGACCTGCTGGAGCGACCGCTACTTCGACGGCGCCTTCTTCTCGCGGACGTCCGACGATCACGGTGAGACGTGGAGCGATGCCGAGCCGATGAGGGCGAAGGCGTGAAGCAGGATCTGATCCGCGCCGCCCGGCGGCAGGCCACCGCAGCGGGGATGAAGGTCCTCCGCCGCGGCGATCACTTCGCGCTCAAGGATCGCGACACGAACAGTGTGGTGATGGGCTTCGGCCCTGACGGCCGGCCGATCGCCTCAATCGACGAGGTCGTGGAGTGGCTCGGCCGTGAGTGACGCGAGCGTTCTGACGCTCCTGCTCGGTGCCTGGGCGATCTGGACGCTCGCCAACCTCTCGGCCCGTGTTGGCCGCATCGCGGACGCGCTCGAGGCGCTCCGCGCGATCGCAGAAAGGAACCGCCAGTGAAGCCGACGACGCATGTCGCAGATGCTGCGGCACTTAGAGACGCTTTTGAACGCGGTCGGCACGCCGGCGTCAACGCCGGCTTGCAGCAGGCGATCAGCCTCGTCCTACTCCTGCGCTATCAGGAAGAGCAGGCAATCGCGGCCCGTGTCACCAACAAGCCGCATCTGCAGCGTCGTAGGATCCGGCTCTATACAGACGTGGCCGCCCGGCTCGACAGTGTTCGGAAAAAGGCCGGTGCCAGCCCCGCTGCACCAGCGACGGCAGAAAGGCTCGGTCTCTTCGCAGCCTTGGGGCGTGCTCTCGATCAGCGCCGCGCCCGCACCAAGGTCGCGCCTGAGCTGCGGGACTGCCCCGACTGCAACATGGCCGAGCCTGAGTGGTGCCTGAAGGCTGGGTCGTGCTGGCGGCGAGACGCTGCCTTGGGAGAACGCCGATGAGACTGGTTGACGCGGACAAGCTGGCCGAGCGGCTCAACCTTCGGGCCGACGCCATCCGGCAGATCGACCAAGTCGACGCGCCGTTAGCCGGCATCGTAGCGGCGGCTCTTGAGGCCGTAGCCAATGCGGCCATCGAAGCGGCCCGGGAACTTGAGGATCAGCCGTGAGGATCCCGGAAATCCGCGACCGCATGCATGAGCTGGCGGACGAGTATGGCATCGCCGAGCTGCACGAGCTCGCCGAGCATACGCGCCGCCGCGCGCCGCTGCGCATCGTGCAGGCGCGCTGGCCGCGCCTAACCGAGCACCAGAAGGCCGCGGTGCGCGAAGCGTTCGTCAGCAACCCTCACCTGGGCGTGCGCGAGCTCGCCGACCGCTTCCACACGTCAATCGGCCGGATATCCGAGGCCATTAGAGGGAAACGCGAATGACGACCGTCGACCGCAGCCGCGACAGCCTGCTGCGCCTGACCGAGGTCCGGGCGCGCACGGCGCTGTCGCGCACCACGATCTACCGCCGGATCGCCGCCGGCACCTTCCCGGCGTCGGTGCCGATCAGCGACGGCTTGGTCGCCTGGTATCAGGCTGATATCGACGCCTGGGTCGCGAACCCGATGGGCTGGCGCGCCGCCGCCGCATAGCAGGAGCCGAGAGCACAACATGGCACAGCATATTCAGGACTTCTGCGAGGACGAGGCACGCAAGGGCAACGGCCATTTCGCGATCGCCTACGCCCTCCTCGAACTCGCCAGCCAACAGCAGGACCTGGTGCGCTCGCTCGACCGGCTGGGCGCGGGCACGAACTCAGCGCCAGGCGCGGTCGAGTTGATCGCAAAGGAGCTGAAGGACGGCGCCGAGCGGATCGCCGAGGCTCTCGGCGATCGCGAGTAACGTCGCCGGTCAGCCGTTCTTGATCATGTCCTTCGGTACCTGGAGGCGGATCATCTTCCACGTGAACAGGCCGCGTCGCTCCAGCACAATCATCGGGGCGCGCTCGGCCGGCACGTCCTTGGCGTGTATCGTGATCCCGAACCGGTCCAGGCTTCGCCAATCGTAGTCGTAGGCGAGGTCTAGCTTCGGCTTCTCTTTCTCGCCGGCCTTGGGTTTGTCGAGCTGGCCTACGGCCACAATGGAGGCGATGCCGTCAGGGGTCACGAAGGCGTCGACGGCCCGCTGCACGATCGTCGGCATCAGCAGCGTGCCGATGCCCTTGAACGGATTGTCGCTCTGGTCCTCGTCGAACTTCTCGGTAAGCGCGACCGTGAGCTGGCCCTTCAGGCTCTCGCGCACGGCCTGGAAGTCGACTGCGGCTTCCATGCGATCAACGTCGCCGCTCCGCGCCGCCGCGTAGAGCTGGCGCGCCGCCCAGTAGGGCGACCCGAAATATGCCCCGACGAACAGCGCCACCATCGCGATCGCCGCCACCACCCACTTGCGCGCCATTCGTACCCCTCCGAGCGAGCGGTGAACCTCGGCGCGCCGCCGCCGCTTGGCAATGGCCTATCGCCTCCGCCCTGACATGAGCGTGGCGGCCGGCGCCATGTCCTTGAGCAGCAGATCCGCCCACTCCTGCGACAGCTCGCGCCGGCGCTCCATATGGCCTGAGCGGTCGTAGGCTGCCTTGACCTTGTTCTCGGGCACGTGCGCCAGCATCAGCTCGATAACCGCCTCGTCGCCGAGGCGCTTCTGCCGCACGGCTAGTCCGTTCATCGTCGTCGAGAAGGACGAGCGCCAGCCGTGGGGTACGTGCCGGCCGTGATACCCCACGCGATTGTAGAGGTATCCGATCGCGTTCTCGCTGAGCGGGCGGTGGCTGTGGCGCTGGCCCGGGAAGATCAGTCGGTTGCGCCCGGTGAGCCGGTGCATCGTGCGCAGCACGTCCACCGCCTGCCAGCAGAGCGGGATGACGTGCTCGAACGTCTCCTCCCCCTTCAGGTCCATGACCAGCTTCATGCGCGCCGCCGGCACGCGCCAGATCGGCAGGTCGGGACCGTAGCGCTCGCCCGTCCAGTCGATGCCCTCGATCTCGTCCCAGGTGACGCCGCGGACCATGCCCGGCCGGCTCTGCGTCAGCGCGAGGAAGCGCGAGGCCAACTTCGTGATCGGCGACGCGCCGGACGCCTCGGCCGCGATCAGCACCTGCCGCGCCTCGTCCGGGTCGGTGAGCGCCGGTTGCCGGCCCTTGGTCGGCAGCGGCTTGAGCGCCTTGCCGATGCCCGCCGCCGGGTTCGTCTCGGTGACGCCCTCGCTCTTGTGCATGTCATAGACGGCCGCGATGCGCTGACGCAGGCGCTTGGCCGTCTCGATCGAGCCGCGGTCCTCGACCAGGCGTAACGTCGTCAGCACGTCCGGCGCCTTGATCGACACCAGCGCGCGCTTGCCGAGCGTCGGGAAAACGTCCCGCTCAAGGCTGGTGATCACGTCCGCGGCGTGGACCGGCGCCCAGCGGCCGCGCTGTAGCTCCCACCAGCGCCGCGCCGCCTGCTCGAACGTCAGCAGCTGCGCCGCCGCCGCGCGCTCGGCCTCGCGCGCCTCCTCGGCCTTCCGGCGCACGCCGGACGGGTCCGAGCCGTCGCGCAGCTGGCGCCGGGCGTCGTCGCGCTTGTCGCGCGCCTCCGTCAGCTTCACGCCCGGGTAGGCGCCGAACGTCAGCAGCTTCTCCGAGCCGCTGACCTTGAACTTCATGCGCCAGGACTTGAGCCCGGACGGCGCCACGTACAGGTAGAGGCCGCCTGAGTCGGCCATCTTGTACGGCTTGTCCCTCGGCTCCGCTTTCCGCACCGCTGCGTCGGTCAGCGCCAT